TTGATTGCTCGTGTAGAAGAAATCCTAAAACCTGTGCGATGAGACTAACCCAACCCCAGCAGAGCACTTGCGACCGCCTGGTGGGGTTGGGTTGGGCTGAGTACGAACGCAACCAGCGCCAGGGCATCGTCATCATGATCCTTGGCGATGAGTTTCGTACCATACGCCGCACGGGCGAAAGCACCCTGGGAAGGCCTGATTTATAGCAGGCCCAGGTCTAACACTAAGTGTATGGTCACCAGCACCAGCACCGCGTAAAGCCAGAAGATTGGTTTTCTAGTCATAGTCGTCATCCTCCATCTCATCCTCATCGTCCCAGTCCCAGTCATCGTGCTGGTCATCGTACTGCTGCTGGGCTTCCCAGTATCCTTCCATCATTTTGGCGCCTCCAGTTGCTTGGCTAATGCCTTGATCTCAGCCTTGTTGGTGTTGTGCACCCATACGTCAACGCGCACCAGGCCATCCGCTGCACGCTTGTCGCGGTGTTTCTTGATGTAGTTTGTGTTGCTCATGTTGCCTCTTCGTTATTTTGATCCAACAGCTTACACCCTTTCCGGCAACAAGCGCAACTGTTAGAAGTAGCGTATACCATTGACTTGTGCGAAAATTAGGTATCTTTTAATCTTATGAGTTTCGCCCGATGCCGGATGATTTGCAGATAAAGGTGGCAGCACTTGAACGCGGAACCCAGGATCTAGCCAATATGCTGAGAGGATTTAATTTGAAGCTATCTGCTAACGAAACTCGCATTATTACGCTGTCTCAAAAAATTGAAGATTCTTCGACAAGTATACTGGCAGCACTCAACAAGCTGCAGATTGCCCAAGATGTCCACATGGCGCGATCAGATGAAAAATTTGGCAGTGTCAGCACATCATTAACCAGGGTCATCAATAAACTCGACGCTACATCAGACCGCCTGTCAGCCAACGAGTCTTTGTCTAACCAACTGCGGAGCCAGAGCGCCACCCAGTTTGAGCTGATCAGCGACCTTGAAACGAACGTTGCCAAGCTGGGACATACGCCCATCACTGGCGCCGGCAGCATCATCGACTCTCCAAACCTGCGCTGGATCATGGCGCCCATCATCATCATCCTAATCGGGCTGTTCGGCCTGGCCGGCTACAACATGAGCGGTGATGCCAAGGCCGTGTTGGGCGTGGCCGCAAGTGAGGCTGAAGCATGAGCCTGGACCCGGTAACCGCCGGCCTGGGTTTGCTGGATACTTTTATCGGTAAGTTTGTCAAAGACAAAGACCTGGCCGCCAAGCTGATGGCCGAGGCACAGACGCAGGAGATGGCCGGTGAGATCCAAGCTAGACTGGGACAGATCGAAATCAACAAGGTTGAAGCGGCAAGCAGCAGTCTATTTATTGGCGGTTGGCGTCCTGCTGTCGGCTGGGTGTGTGTGGCTGCTTTGGCTTATCAGTTTGTGCTGTCGCCGTTTATACGGTTTGTTGCGATCATCGCGATGGATTCGCCACCGGAGTTTCCCGTTCTGGACTCCAGTCAACTGACGCCCATTTTGATTGGTATGCTGGGCCTGGGCGGTTTGCGGACCTACGAAAAAATAAACAACGTTGCCAAAAAATAATGGAACTAACTCGCTTTGCCAATTTCAACAACCGCACCCTGGGTCGCGCCACCTTGGGTGACATGTCTTGGTGGACAATTGAGCGACCTTGGCTTGACAACGCGCCCAGCGTGTCATGCATCCCGGTGGGCGAGTACACGATGGTCCGGGTCAACTCGCCACGCTTTGGGCCAGACACATGGGAGGTCGCTGACGTACCGGGACGGACCCACATCCTGATCCATACAGCAAACTACGCGCATGACGTGGAAGGGTGCATTGGACTGGGTAGGGGGCTGTTTGCCCATTTGGACGGTGTAACCAACTCAGCAAACGCTGTTGCTGAATTTTACAGGATCACCAGCGACATCAAGACAATGCCGCTGGTAATTCGCGAGGCTGCGCTGCGGGTTGACGATACCCGCTAGTGCAGCGGGACCACCTCGAACCACTCGGCGACTACTCGCCAAACACCGTCGCTGCGCTTGAACGCTGCAAAGCTGAAGACTTCGCCTTCTGCTTCAATCTTGGCAATAATGTCTTCGATAGATTTGCCTTCAAATTCTCTGGTTTTCATTTTATTTTCCTTTTAATTGTCGGGGCATTGCTGCCCCTGTTGTTATGCCTTTCCAGAGATCGGATAAACCCCGGCGGCGGTATCTACTTTGCGATTCATAATGCCTGCTCGGTAAGCAATGCAACCAAGGTTATTTCCGCGGCGAGAATAGACACTTTGCAGGCCGAAATACCCGGCCATGTAAGCGTCATGCCCAGTACCAACGCCGCGCTTGATGTCATGGTTTGAGTCTCGGAACACAATCCGCGCTTCATCCAATTTTGACATGTAAGTTATCCTTTGCATCTTTTTTCCTTTTAATTGTCGGGGCATTGCTGCCCCTGGTTGTTTAATTAAGATACAAACCCGCCGTGACGAAAGATATTTACCTTGTGAACAGACCCGTCAGCCTGCGCTTTCTCCACGCTTTCGCGCACCGAGAAAGCGTACACTGGCACACGGTTATCTTTGAGCAGCGCCGCCTCAAGCGGACCCATGAGAAACGGGGCACCACCGATCATGCAATGAATGGCTGTACCATCCTCATGCAGGTGGTCTGGATTGCCTTGCAACTTGATGTTCTTGACCATTTCAGCCAGTCGCTCTGCCCTATCGTACCGGTGCAGCGTTGCCTTGATGTGATCAAAAGTCAGCAGGTTTTTCAGGTACTCTAAATCATCACCTGTCAGGTCAACTACACCGGCGGCGACTTGCTCTGGCGTTGCCGAGTGTTGTGTTAAATTAAGATATATTGCATCGCTCATAATTGCTCCTTGGCTGTCTTAATCAATAAAGCCATAGCGGCTTCCTCTTTTGACCCGAAAGGCCAGCTTTCGCCGCATCGGGGATATTCGTGCGCTTCTTCGTACAATCTTTTGGCGCGTTCCAGCGCAGCATCTGCTTTGCCTGCCTGCTCGCGATCTGCCATAGCAGCATTGGCTTGCTGCGCCAATGCGGACAGATCAACTTTCGGCTCTGCCGCTCGCTTCTCTGCGGCGACTTGACGCACCAAGTCAACCGCGATTGCCTTGTTTTCGGCAGTTGGGTTGGCGGCGTAAGCCGCTTTGGCCGCCGCCAGTTGATCGGTGAGACTACTCACCGGACAGCACCTTGGTCGCTGCGGTGTCACCCAACCGCTGGGCCTGCGCAAGAACCATTCGCAGGGGCCAGGGGCCGACCGACCCGACAAACCAGCCTTTCGGGCTGGAATAAACTGGGTAGCCTTGCTCCCAGTTGTCCCGCTTAATGCGAGTTACTAACGTTTTTTTCATTTTATTCCATCCTTTTGCGTTGCTGTTGGGATCAGTATACAGCCTTTCCGGTAAGGCGCAACACCCTTCCGGTAATTATTTCATCACCCGACGAACGGTAGTTACTTTGCCTTCAGCGCCAGCAGTAGTTGCTGTTGCGTCGCGTCCTTGTTGGCCAGCACTTGCAGCACTCGCTCATCTAGGCAGCCGTCAGCCACCAGGTGCAGTATTCGCACAGCGCACTGTTGGCCCTGTCGATGTAGCCTGGCGTTGAACTGCTGGTAGTATTCGAGCGACCAGCACAGGCCGAACCAGACGATCAGCGACCCGCCGTGCTGCAGGTTGAGGCCATGCCCGGCGCTGGCAGGGTGCGCCAGCAGCATGGATATCTCGCCACGGTTCCAGCGGGCGATGGTCTCTGGGTCTTTGTCCAGCACAACAGCGTCTGGAAACCGCGCCTTGAGTCGCTCAAGGTCTGCCTTGTAGGCGTAAGCCACCAGCATGGTCTCGCCGGCATTGTCCTCACGGATCTCGCTCAGTGCGTCCAGCTTTGCCTTGTGCAGCTCCATGTAGCTGCCATGCTCATCAGTGTAGATGGACCCGTTGCACCACTGCAGCAGCTTGCCGGCCAGCACTGCGGCGCTCGCTGCCTCGATGTCCTCGCCGCTGGCAAACTCGATCAGCAGGTCGCGCTCGAAAGCCAGGTACGCTTGCTGCGACTTTTCTGGCAGTGTAACGCGGTGCGTGATGTCCAGCCTGTCAGGCAGGTCCAGGTAGTCGGCAGCGGCCATCGACATGGCCAGCGGCTCGATCAGCTTGTGGATGGTCTCAGCAGCGCCTGGGCGGATTGTCATCGTGTACCCGCCGTAGCCTTGCTGTTCAAAAAACCGTTGCTTGTATCCCGACATGGTTCGACCCAGCGTGGCGCCAAAGTCGATCAGGTACATCTGCGACCAGATGTCCAGCAGGCTGTTGGGCGCCGGGGTGCCGGTCAGCAGGACCATGTACTGACACTCTGGCGCCACCTTCTTCAGCGCCTTAAAGCGTTGACTGCTGGCGCTCTTAAAGCTGCTGGACTCGTCAATAACGATAACATCGAACGGCCACTTTTTGCCGTAGTGCGTCACCAGCCAGGGCAGGTTCTCGCGGTTGATGGTGTAGATGTCTGTCACCCGCTGCAACGCCGCCAGCCGCTGACGCTCAGTGCCCAGCACGCTGGTGATGCTCAGGTGCCGCAGGTGGTCCCAGGTGCGGATCTCATCCTGCCACACGCTTAACGCAACGCGCAGCGGGGCAACAACCAGCACCTTGTGCGCCAGGAACTCATCCAGCAGGTCGCTGACAGCAGTGAGCGTGCTGGATGTCTTGCCCAAACCCATCTCAAGCGCCAGCATGTACCGGCGCTTGGTCTTGATCGCGTCAACGGCTCGAGTCTGGTACTCGTGCAGGTCAGCGCGGGCCAGCTTTGGCATTGTCTTGCTCCATCTGTATCAGCAGCTCAGCGTAATGAATTACTTTCCGCAAATCCTCGATGCCGTTTTTGGTTTTCCAGCGAGTAATGTACTTGACGACGTTGCCTTCGCAGAACCCTAGGCCGTTTTTGTGGATGTACTCGATGGGCTGGATGGCCATGTCTTTGTAATGCGAACCGCCCACTTGCTTATCTAATGCGCTCATTCTTTGCTCCTCACTATTGATATGTCGCAGGTCGCCCTAGCAACCTCGCCGTGGTCCTTGTGCAGCACAATCGCCGTCATGTTGCGCCCAGAGCGGTAGCCTTGACCCTGGTGGTAGGCGTCATTGGGCGCCAGGTTGCGAAAGCTCTCCCAGATAACGCCGCCCGAAAGCTCTGCCTTATTGGTCGTATGTATGTGCCCGGTGTACCAGTATCGATTTCGAGTTTCCCCCCAGTCTTTCGCTCGGTCTGCTGCCATAAGGCTGTCAAGACCAACCCCGCCGCGCTTGATGGTGTCGCCGTGCGTCATGCCAATAAGGTTGCTGCCGAATCGCTCGTAGGTGTGTTTGGCAATCGTTGGCCGGATCTCAACCCGTGGCTCGTTGCGGAACCAGGCCTGCAAGCACAGCGCCAGCATTTGAGACGAATGCTCATCGTGGTTGCCAATCAGGTTGTGAACGATCACTTTGCTATGCTTTTTGCGGGCGATGTCGATACAGTCGACCATTGTCAGGATGCCAAGCTGCATCACCCTTGACCAGCGCGTGTCAGTGTCAAGTACGTTGCCTGATTTGCTGCGAGACAAGGCATTGTCAGCGTGGAAAAAGTCACCCAAGTTAAGGATCATGCAGGTCTCAGCAGGCGGACTGTTGTCGGACAGGTATTGCATAGCGCCACAGAGGTCGGCTCTGGCAATGTCAACGTCGAAGTCGTGACCGGACTCTTCGGCCCAGGCGTACATACCGATATGCGGGTCTCCCTGGGGAACAACCACCATCAAATCAGCGTTATTGATTGTCGGCGCTGCAATCGGGACCACTGGCTTGATATCGTCAGCAATGGCCGACACGGCATCTCGCAGCATCTGCAGCTGCGCTTCTTTGTCGGCCTGGGTCTTGACCCATTGCACTTTTACTTGTCCGTCAGCGCCGTACAACGTCGAGGCCCCGCGCAATATCTGACCCGGTGCAATCTCATGGCTCAGATCATACTCTGGCCCCCAACCTTGCCTGGCAGCATGGCCTTTTACTCGCAGCACGGTCTCATCAATCCACCGGCGGTTGGCGCCCATAGCCTTTGCCGCTTTATTTGCGCTGCCGTGTTCAAGCACTGCCTGGATGATTTCGCGCTGGCGATCTGTGGCGCAGTAATCGAGTAGTTTTGGGTCAATCATGATCCGTAATCCTTTTTTGTACGCATGTGCGCAGCAGTCTCAGCTTACGACCCAGTCGATGCAAATCGCCACCGCAATCGCCCAGGCCAAGCCGACGCCAAAGCTGACAGAAACGGTTTTTAGTCGCTCTGGCAGCAAGTACCACTTTTGTCGCAAGTTATTCAAAGTCATTTGCCATCTCCACTGTGTCGATTACTCTTACGTCACAGCCAAGGTCTCGGCGCCGGACGTGGTCAAGGTACTGTTTTGCAGTTGGTCGTTTGCCGGGTGCTTTGCATTCAACAAAGACCACCCTGCCACCCGGCAGCGTGATGATCCTGTCAGGCACAGACCTGCGCCCTGGGCTGGTAAACTTCTCGCAGGTGCCGCCAAGCGCCTTGACGCGCTTGACCAGTGCGGCTTCAACCGTTCTTTCAAGGATTGTTGACATGGTCCAGCCTCTTTTGCGTCTGCAGGCGTGACATCAAATCCTGATTCCAGTCGCCAGAGTGCAGGTGCATCGCGGACAGTGTATGTGGGACCACTTGGATCTCACCGCCGGCTGC